CCTCGTCATCGTCTTGCGACAATTCGAGGCCAAGTTGCGCGTATGACTTGCGGCGTTCTTGGAAGTCAGCCACATGTTCATATTGAGAGTCAACCGATGCTATATGGTCGTCACAGTAAAGTTTCGCAATGACATGTTGGGGCATCTGGCTAACCGGTTTGTCAGTCACTCGTAACCAATGCCACGCCAAAACTTCCTCGTGCACGAATGTACCATCGTTGCTCGTCGAGTATGCACCCGACGGCATCGCGGTCGTTTTTCGCATGATCTGCCCGTTGGGAAGTAAGACGTAGGTATGGGTCATGTGTTCATAAATGTGTGCCGTGACACGCTGGAATTTACCTGATGGAACTGACACGTTGTCGTGACATTTCATCCGCCATTCGCGGGCTCCGTACAAGAGCATATTGGTTTCGCATGCATCCATGCGCACCACATCTCCTTTCCAGAGTTTGCCGCCGTGGACCGCATGATTTCCGAGGCGATCGAACAGACGAATAAAACCACCATCTCTGAGATTTGCACCGACTAAGCTATAACAATTGCTAAGCACATCGGCACCCATCGCATCGACCTTGAGGTTCATATCCTGCATATAACGACATTGGAGAAGCACTTCATCCATGGGGGGAACAGTGAAGCCGCGGATTCCGGCCACCCCGTTCTTCATTTTAGTAGCCTTGAGCAACTCAATCTTTCCGTTCTGCTTGTAAAGCGGCGATGAAGCCACTTCATAACCGGTATCAGCGTACCAGGTCAAGTAAGAGCGCAGCGTTAACCGCGCAGCTTTCTTGTTTTTACAGCCGGCCATCTTGAGCATTTTGCCAGGCGACGTATCAGGTGTGTACAGACATTCGTCCATACTAATGACACGTGTCTGGTGCCACAATTGCGTATAAAACTCTATCACAGTTGGTAGTACTTCTTCACGAAAACGAACAGCGATCGGCATATCAGGGAAGACATCTTGTCTGTCATACTTACGGAAGGACTCTAGCACATTGAAGTGCGAAGGCGTGGCTATTCCATAGGCTGTCGGATGTAATCCGGAGCTCTATCTTTTACCAATCCTTCCACGACATGATCAGTGTCGAGCCGCCCCTCCGTCGTAACTGGCAGACTATCCGTCTCCTTTATAAAGCCGACTGAGTGGACAAACTTGCTCGGTTTATAGGTCGGTAGGGAAAACTGGGTATCCGGGCGAACCATATTTTCCCAGGCAGGTGGTGACCTTACGGCTTTCCACCCACCTTCTGCCCCTTTAAAAAAG